TCGCAGCCGCGGTCGCGGGCAGCCTGGCCACGATCCTTGCGGCCGAGGTGCGCGCCGGCGAGCGTGCCGTCACGCGCGGCGTGCGCAGCGAGACCGAGCGGCTGAAGCGCGAGCTGCGCGAGCAGGTCGTGTCGGCCTTCGGTACTCGCGGCCGCGGCATCGCCAATGCCTGGCGCTCGCGTGTGTTCCCCGAGAGCGGCGAGAGCCTGAATGCCGCCGGTCTGGTCTGGAGCAAGGTGCCCACCATCATCCACGCCTTCGAGCACGGCGCGCTGATCCGTGCGCGGGGCGGCCGGTTCCTGGCCATTCCGACCGGCTTCAACGCCGTCGGTGGTCGGCGGGGCCGAGCCAGCGGTGGCCTGCGCGTCACGCCGCAGCAGATGGTGGCGAGCCGGCAGGCATTCCTGCTTCCGTTCCGCTCCCGCCGGGGCTTCGTCTGGTGCCTGCCGGTCCGGCGGGGCGAGCGCATTGGCCGTCGCCGCGCACCGCTGATCGCCGGCGGTCTCGCTGCGGTCGCGACCGCCCGGCGCCGTGGGGCTGCCGCGTGGCAGGCCGAGCTGCTGCGCCAGGGCTTCGTGCCGATGTTCCTGCTCGTGCCCCAGGTGCAGCTGACCAGGCGGCTCGACGTGCGCGGCGCGGCCGATCGCGCGCTCGCGCGCCTGCCCGCGGCGATCGTGCGGGAATGGGAGGCGATCGCGCCATGAAGGACCGGTTCGCGCCGCGCGTCTGCCTCGCGGTGCTCGCGGGTGGCGTCGCACTCAGCTGGCTCGTCGCCTTTGTCGCCCTCGCCGTGCTCCACGTGGTCGGGCGCTGGGCCGCGGCGCTGCTCGGATGGCTGTGAGCGCGCGCGAGACGGCGATCGCCGCGCTGCACGCCGCCATCTCGACCGCACTCGCGTCGCGGTCGCCCGCACCGCAGGTGCTGCGGGGCGAGACCGTGCCGCAGCGAATCGCCCCCGGCGGGCTGGTGATGATCCAGGACGGCGAGACGGTCGAGGAGACCGCGATCCTCTCACCGCTGCGCTGGCAGATCCGTCACGTCGCCGAGGTGGTGGTTGCCGCGCCCGGACCCACGCCCGAAGCGCGCGCTGCGTCGCTCGACGCGCTGCTCGTGGACGTCGCCGCCGCGGTGGTCGCGGATCGCACGCTCGGCGGCGCGGTCGAGTGGGCGCAGCCCGACAGCCCCTCCTTCGACGACCTCGAGTTCGAGGGCGCGGCCTCGGTCCGTGCCGCGTCCGTGCCCGTCTCGCTCTGGTTCACCACCAGCGAGACACCGCTCTCCTGACCATCGGAGGTTCCCATGCCGCGTGCCATCGGCGCGAACAGCAAGCTGCACATGGCGGTCGAGGCCGCCTATGGCACGCCGCCCGCCGGCGACTGGCGGCTGATGCCGTTCGTCTCCTGCGACCTCGGCGCCGAGCAGCCCTTCATCGACGCCGACGTGATCGGCCTCGCCCCCAACCGCGACGTCGCCCCGCCCTTCCGCGACGTCGTCACCGTGCAGGGCCAGGCCGTGGTACCCGTGGACCTCGAGTTCATCGGCGACTGGCTGCGGTTGCTCCTCGGGCCGCCCACGACCAGCGGCACCGGTCCCGATTACGTGCACGCCTTCGTCTCGGGCGCCGCTGCATTGCCGTCGGCCAGCATCGAGCTCGCGTATCCGGACGTGCCGAACTTCGACCTGATCGCCGGCGTGCGCGCGGACACCTTCGAGATCGACTTCTCCCCCTCCGGTGCCGCCACCGCCACCGTCGGCCTGGTCGGCCAGGGCTCGACCCGCTCGGCCACGTCCTCCGCCGGCACGCCGACCACGCGTACCTACACGGCCTTCAACAAGGCGCAGGGCGCGATCAAGCGCAACGGCAGCAGCCTGGCACAGATCACCGGCGGCTCGCTCAGCTTCGCCAACGGCATCGAGGTGGTGCGCACGATCCGCAACGACCTCAGGATCGAGGGTGCCGATCCCGGCCTCGCGCGTGCCACCGGCCAGGTCACCAGCCGCTTCGCCGACACGCTGCTGCTCGATGACGCGCGGAACAACGCAGCGGTCGAGCTCGAGTTCGAGTACCGCATCAGCGACACCCGCCGGCTGACCGTCACCCTCCACGAGGCCTATCTCGCGCTCGCCAAGACGCCGATCCAGGGGCCGGCAGGAGTGCAGGCGACCTTCGACCTGCGCGCCGCCTACAACGCCGCCGCAGGACGCATGATGACCGTCACGCTCAGGAACGGCGTCGAGAACTACGCCTGACTGCGGCTGCTACACACGCCCGCCTCTCCGAAGAGGTGAGCCCAAGCCGCCCCTTTCTGGAGCTGTTCACGCCTGGTAAACCCTGGTCCACTAATCGAGTGGATCATTGCGCTGCCGGCCGAGGACAAATTGACAGCCGACTGGGATGACATCCGCAGCCGGGTGCTGCGCCGCGATGGCTTTCGCTGCGTCGAATGTGGCGGGGACCTGAAGGCCGACGGCGCTCATGTCCACCATGTGCTTCCTCGCGCGGCTGGCGGCTCCGATGAGCCTGCAAATCTCGTCAGTCTTTGCCCGATGTGTCACGCAGCGGTGCACCCGCATCTTGGGGTCAGCCTCGCGAAGAGGCTTCTGCAGAGGGCGGCGGTCCGTCTCGCCGAATGGCTGGATCGGGAAGGGCGGCTGGCGCGCGAGACTCGTAACCTTGGTGTCGCCTTGAAGCTATTCGGGATTGACGCCCTTCGGCCAAACCAGATCGATGTCGTCGAGGCGGCCCTGCTCGGCCGGTCGCTCTTGATGGTGAGCCCTACTGGATCGGGCAAGAGCCTCACCTTTCAGCTTCCCGCCGTGCTGGTACCGGGCTTGAGTGTAGTGATCTCCCCGCTCAAAGCGCTCATGTCAGACCAAGTGTCGCAGCTGCTCCGCCGCCGCATTCCGGCAACTTTCCTGAACTCAGACCTGTCATCCGAGGAGAAGCGGCTCAGGCGCACGCTCTTGGCGCAAGACTGCTTCAAGTTCCTCTACCTCGCACCAGAACGCTTCTTCCTCGCGAACGAACAGGAACTCGCGCAGTTGCGAGGGCTGCGCCCTGCGTTCCTGATCGTTGACGAAGCGCACTGCATCGACCGCTGGGGACAGGACTTCCGCCCAGAGTACGGGCGACTGCGTGAGGTCCGCGAAGTCCTGGGCAACCCTCCCGTCCTGGCGTTCACCGCCACCGCTGGCCGTGAGACGCAAGCACGGATCCTTGCCTCCCTTGGCGCTCCGACCGCCAGCACCTTCGTCCATGGCGCCAATCGCCCGAACATCTCCTTCCTGCGTCAGCGTGTTCCGATAGACCGACGCGCAGAGTTCATCGCTCAGCTGCTGCGTCTGGCGGAGGCCAGCGGCGTCAAGGCCATGGTGTTCGTGCCTACGCGCAAGGTTGGAGAGACGCTGGCGCAGGAGCTTGCCGGCAAGGATGTCCCAACGCCGTTCTTTCACGGCAAGTTGCCGGCGCCGGAGAAGCAGGACCTACTCCAGCGATTCGGTGGCCACTTGGAGCCGCATCTGTCCCGCATCATCTGCACGAATGCCTTCGGTATGGGTGTCGACATCGCCGACGTGCGCCTCGTCATCCATTGGCAGCATCCGGCGTCGCCCGAGGACTACCTTCAGGAGTTTGGTCGCGCGGGCCGGGACGGTCGGCGCAGCATCGCTGTACTGCTCTTGGATGAGACGCCAGACGGTCGTGCGATCGGGCTGCTCGACTATATGGCCGCGAGGACCGTCGAGAACGTCGACGCGACCGAAACTGAGCGACTGCAGATACTCGCACACAAGCGGAGCTTCTCCCGCCAACTACAGAGCTTTGCCTTCAGTCAGACCTGCTTTCGCGAGGCTTTGCTGGGCTACTTCGGGGAGCCCCGCGTCGCCCCGGCACGGCCCCTCTCCCTTCGTATCGTTGATTGGATCTTCGGAAAGCGGACGCAGCGCGTCGAGCGCGGTGTCTGCTGCGACGTGTGTCATCGTCGTCGATGCCCGCCCGAGGATACTGTCCGATTCGTTTGCGAGGCGCTTGGTGTGAAGCCTCCGCCGACGGGGCGATGACCGTGACGCTCAGGAGCGGGGTCGTCGCGTATACGTGAGTCTTATCGTGGACCACGGACCTCGATCAGATCGCGGCTGCGTGCCACCAGCTCTTCGAACACGCGCTCGATGCGAGCTTGCAGCCGAGTGCCGGCGACCGCGACCACACCGTGATCGGGCTGGGCCAGGTCGGGAAACCAGGCTGAGGTCAGCGGCACCTGTGCGAGGCAGCGCAGATCGATGTGGAACGGCCGCTGCCGCAAGGCCTTGGCCTCAGTGGCGCTGAACTCGATCACACCGAGCGGCAGGGACTGTGTGGCACCGCGCCAAGGGCCCGAGCTGGTGTAGGCGAGCAGCAGCTGCGCCGGGCGTTGGCGGGTGTTCTGCGCCAGCACGTAGGCGATATGGCGGACCGGTCCGGGCAGGTCCGGTCGGTGCGGCGGGCCGAACGGAAACTGCGTCCACACGAAGCTGCCGTCGGCGATGCGCGCCTCAGCCACGGCCGGTCAGCGGCGGAACAGCGTGTCGATGGTCTGCTTGCGGCGGGTGTAGGCCTTGTCGCTCTCGCCCGGACGGCGATCGGGATCGCCGAACGGCCGGCCGGCGAGCTCCGGTGCCACGTGCACGCGGATCACGCGCTCAGCCTGGTCGCGGGCGGCGACCTCCCGCTCCACCAGCGCCTCGAGATAGCCCGACACGGAGCGGTGCTCGGTCTCGGCGATCCGCTTCAGGCGCTCGTGCACCTCGGGCGCCAGGCGGACCGTGACGCCGGTCTTGGGCGGGCTGCTGGTGTTCGGCATGCCGTCCTTCTGCATCAAAATGATGCAGATGGCAAGGTTCGGAGCGACAGGAGCGTCGCTCAACTCCCGGGAGGCTTCATCTCATGCTCACCCTCGACCTTTCCTGCGAGCCGGTCTGGCTCGACCTGCCGCATGGCGTGCGGCTGCGCGTGCGGCCGATCGATCGGATCCTGCGGGCAGCGGCCGAGGGGGCGGCGCTGGAGAAGGCGAAGCGGGCGCTGGCCGAGGTGGACGCGCCGGAGGACTCGCCGGCGTTCAAGGCGCTCTACCTGCTCGTCCTGACGCGCCTGCTGGCGCGCCACGCGGTGGTGGCGTGGGAGGGCGTGGGCGACCGCGAGGGAGCGCCGCTGGCGCTGTCGCCCGTGGCGCTGGATGCGCTGCTCGACCGCGACGACATGCTCATCGCCTTCTGGGAGCGCGTGGTGAACCGCGCCGATCCGGTGGAGGTGGAGGGAAACGGCTGAAGGCCCGCGCCGAATGGCATGTCGGCGGCGGGCCCGAGTACTGCCGCGGCTGCGAGGCGACCGGGCGCGACTGCGGCACGCGCTGCCCCTATGCGCAGCACGCGCCGACGACGATCGAGGGTGCTGCGTGCTGGCAGGCGGCGATGCTCTGCCTCGTGCCGGGCTTCGCCGGCCCTCAGCTCGACTTTCCCGCCGCCCTGCGCGTCGCCGAGAGCCTCGGCGCCGAGACGCGCGTTGCCGCCACGCTGCTCGGGATGATCCGCGAGGGCATGGACGAAGGCTTCGCGACGATGCGGAAGGGAACCCCGCATGACTGACGCGGTGCGGCGTCTGTCGATCCGCCTGTCGCTGGTGGACGGCGGGATCGTCGAGCGGCAGCTGCGCGACGTGGGCCGCGCCGGCGACGAGTCCCTCGGCCGGATCCGCGACAGCGCCCAGGGTGCGTCGCGCGCGCTCGACCTGCTGGACTTCGCCCGGCGTGCTGCGGGGGCGTTGGCGCTCGGCCAGGCGGTGCGCTCGCTGGTCTCGGCGGGCGACGCCTACACCGCCTCGCTCGGCCGGCTCGCGCAGGCGACCGGCAGCATCGAGCGCGCGCGCGACCTCTACGAGACGCTCTACCGCAACGCCTTGCAGACCGGCGTGGCGGTGACCGAGAGCGTCGATGCGTTCCAGCGCTTCGCGATCGCGGCGCGCGCGATCGGCGCAACCAGCGACCAGGTGGCCCAGCTCGTCGGCGGGTTGCAGCGCGCGGCGATCGTCGGCGGCTCCTCGGCGCAGGAGATCGGCAGTGCCACGCTGCAGCTCGCGCAGGCGCTGGCCTCGGGCCGGCTGCAGGGCGACGAACTGCGCGCGGTGCTGGAGGCGATGCCGCTGCTCGCGGAGGCGCTGGCGGCGGAGCTCGGCGTCTCGGTCGGGCAGCTGCGCGAGCTGGGATCGGAAGGCCAGCTCACCGCCGAGCGCATCTTCCCCGCACTCCTGCGCGCGAGCGAGCGGCTCAATGCGGAGTTCGAGCGCGCGCCGCTGACGCTCGGCCGGGCGTTCGGCCAGCTCGAGGCGGCAGCGGGGAACTTCCTCGCCCAGCTCGACCAGGCGGTCGGGCTGACCTCGGCGCTGGCGCGGGGCATCTCGGGCGCGGCGCAGGCGCTCGACCGGGTGCGCGGCGGGGTCGGGCTGCTCTCGCCGTCCGAGGTGCTGGAGGACCGGCGGCGCCAGGCGCAGGCGCTGGCGGGCGAGATCGCGCGGCTGGAGGCGGGCGAGTTCCTTCCCCCGGCGCGGCGCGGCACGATCCAGCGTGGCGCAGTGGCGACCGCGATGGGCCAGACGGGCGTGGGGCCGCAGCAGCGCCTCGCCGAGCTGCGCCAGCAGTACATCGGCCTGCTCGCGGAGATCGAGCTGGCCGAGCGCGACGCGGCGCTCCGGGGGATCGAGGAGCGCGAGCGCGCCGAGGAACGCGCTTTGCAGTCCCGGCGCGAGCGGGCCGCGCGCGAGATCGCCGAGCTGGCGCAGGACGTCGACCGGCGCGCACGCATCGAGCAGCAGTATGGCGAGCGCGTGCGCACCCTCAACGAGGCGCTCAGTGCCGGTGCGATCGACGCGGCCGAGCGCGACCGGCTGGCGGCGTTGGCGGTGCGTGAGCGGGACGCGGCCCTGGCGCGCCTCGAGCCGCGCGAGCGGGCGGTGACGCGGGCGGTGCGGGAGAACACCGAGGCCGAGCGCGAACGCCAGGCGGTCACGCGCGAGGTCGAGCGACTGATCCGCAGCACCGAGACCGCCTACGAGGCGTACCAGCGCCGGCTGGAGGAGCTCGGCCGGCTGGCGGAACGCGCCGAGCGCAGCGGCCTGCCGGAAGGGGTGACGCAGGAGCAGTTCAACACAGCGATCCAGCGCGAGGCCGAGGCGGCGCTCAAGGCGCTGAGCGAAGCAGAGGACCGCACCAGGGACGCGCGCGAGGCCGCGCGCGAGCTCGGCTTCGCGTTCAGCAGCGCGTTCGAGGACGCGATCGTGCGCGGCGAGCGGCTCTCGGGCGTGCTGCAAGGCCTCGCCCAGGACGTCGCGCGCATCATCGCCCGGCGGACCATCACCGAGCCGCTCGGCGGCGCGCTCAGCAGCCTGATCGGCAGCGTGTTCGAGGGGTTCTCCTTCAGCAGCCTGTTCTCCGGCATCGGTGGATTGTTCCGCGCCGAGGGCGGGCCGGTGGTGGCGGGGCGGCCCTACATCGTCGGCGAGCGCGGGCCGGAATGGTTCGTGCCGCGGCAGAGCGGTGTGGTGCTGCCGAACGGCACGGCACCGGGTGGGGTGGTGATCAACACCTCGGTCGCGATCGATGCGCGCGGTGCGGACGCTGGCGTCGAGGCGCGGCTGCGCCTGATGGCCGGGCAGATCGCGCGCCAGGCCTCGGCGCTCACCCTGGACGCGATCCGCCGCGGCGGCGCTGCCTACGACACGGTTCGCGCATGACCGAGTACACCTGGCCGGAGCTGCTGCGCCCCTCGCGGCTGGTGTTCTACCTCCAGCACAACACGCTGCGCTTCGTCTCGCCGCTCACGCGCACGACCCAGGCGCTGCGGCGCGAGGGCGCGCGCTGGGTGGCGGAGGCGACCTTCGACCCGCTCGACCGCGTGCGCGCGGGCGTGCTGGAAGGGCTGCTCGCCGCGCTCGCCGGCTCGGTCAACACGGTGCGGATCTGGGACTGGCGCCGCGAGTTCCGCAGCGGCGATCCGCGCATCCAGGGCGACGTGCCGCCCGGCCCGTACAGCTTCGACGACCAGACGCTGTTCACCGACGGCACCGGGCTGATCGTCGGTTCGGGCAATCCATCGCTCGCTGTCGGCGCGCTGCGCGGCGCGCTCACGATCGAGACCGAGGGCTGGTATCCGGACGCGGTCGCGCTCGCCGCCGGCGATCATCTCGGCCTGGCGGGGCGGCTCTACATGGCGACCGAGACGGCCGTGGCGTCCGGCACCGGCACGGCGACGATCCCGCTCGCGCCGCCGCTGCGCGCGGACCTGCCTGCGGACACCGCGCTCGTGCTGACGCGACCCACGGTGCCGATGCGGCTGGTCTCCGACGACGAGGCCGCGAACCCGACGCGGCCCGGCCGCTTCACCGCGATCACCATCCGTCTCGAGGAGGCGCTGCCGTGACTCGTCTCTCACCGCAGACGGCCGCGTCTGCGGCAGCACCCGAGGCCGCGCCCGTCATCCTGTGCGAGCTGGACTTCACCTCCGGTCCGTTCCGCGTCTGGTCCGGCCTTGGCCCCCTCAGCTGGGCCGGCATGAGCTTCGACGGCGTGGGCACGCTGGGCGCGGTGAGCGAGATCGAGGAGACGGCGGAGCTGCGCGCGGTGCGCGTCACGCTGGTGCTCTCGCCGGTGCCACAGGACGTCGTCGACATCGCGCTCGCCGAGCAGGGCTACCGGCTGCGCCCGGCGCGGCTCTGGGGCGCGCTGCTCGACGCGCACGGTGCCCTGGCCGCGGAGCCGTTCCCGCTCTGGGCGGGCCTGATGGACACCATCGAGGTGGTGGACGGCGCCGAGCCGCGCGTCTCGCTCGCCTGCGAGAGCCGGCTGGTGGATCTCGAGCGCGCCGAGGTGCGCCGCTACACCGATGCCGACCACCAGGCCGAGTTCCCGGGCGACCGCTTCTTCGAGTTCGTCCCCGCCCTGCAGGAGGCGGAGATCCGTCTCCCCAGCACGTGATGCGTCATCCCTGCTGGGCGACGCGGCTGGCGGCGCTGCTGTCGGGTTCGGAGGCGCGTCCGTTCGATCCGCCGCGCTGGACCTGCGCGGCCTTTGCGCTCGCCGCGGTCGAGGCGGTGACGGGCGCGCGGCCGTCGTTCCGTGTGTTGCCGGTGCTGGAAGCGTCTGCCGACAGCGCCGGCTTCCCGCGCATCGCGCCGCTGTTCGCGCGCGCGGGCGATATCGCCCTGGCGGGCGAGCCCGCGCGTCTCGGCGTCGTGGTCGATGCCGGGCGCGTCGCCTTCGTCGGCCCGCGCGGCCTGGTGCGCGAGCCGATCACCACCTGCGCGATTGCCTGGAGAATCGGATAGTGCCCGCGGCCGTGCCGATCATCGCCGTGGTGGCGGCCGGCGCCGTCTCGGCCGCGGTGGGCGGCGGCATCATCGGCGCGCTCGCCGCTGCCGGCACCGCGATCGTGGTCAGCGCGATCGGCCGCTCGGTGCTGCCGGCGCCGAAGCCGAAGCTGGCCGCGCTCAACTTCTCGGCCCCCGGTGCCGGGCGCACCCAGTCGCTGCGCCAGCCGATCACCGAGCACCGCATCGTGCTCGGCCGCGCCAAGGTCTCCGGACCCATCGTGTTCCTGCACTCCGCCACCGACGACGAGGGCCGCGCGTTCGGCTTCTTCCACATGGTCGTGGTGCTGGCCGCGCACCGGGTGCGCGCGATCGGCACCGCGTATCTCGGCGACAAGCCCGAGACCGACGCGAGCTTCGCCGGGCTGGTGCGGATCGACCGGCATCTCGGCGATCCGGACCAGGCAGCGGATGCGAACCTGCTCGCCGAGATCCCGGGCAAATGGACCGCAGATCATCGCGGCCGCGGGCGCGCCTATCTCGCGGTGCGGCTGAAGCTGAAGAACGCTGCCTTCCCGTCCGGCCCGCCCAACGTCAGCGCGATCGTCGACGGTGCGGACACCATCCTCGATCCACGGACCGGCGCCACGGGTTGGACGGACAACGCCGCGCTCTGCCTCGCCTGGTACCTGACCGCTCCGTTCGGGTGGAAGGCTTCGTGGCACGACATCGACCTGCC